CCATTTCCATGCGGGCCGACCGGATCATCCGGATCACGGATCAAATCGGCCATACTTCCAAAGAAGTGGAGTCGATTCGCTCCGCTACCGAGATCCAGATGGAAGCCCAGAAGATCCGGGCCTCCGTGGCCGAGATCCACGCCACCCTTCCGGGGGTGAAGGACATCACGCCATGGTGGGCAGACCTTATCCGTTGGCTCCTTATTGCAGCCGCCGGCGCTGCCCTTGTGTGGGTCCTCTACGCAACGGGGGCCGCCTCTGCCATCCGAGTTGCCATTGGGTGGATCCCCCGGCGGAAGATCAACGAAGCGGAGATGGCAGCAGCCACCCTCGCACAGGACAAACCCGAGACCCTTCGCGAATGGATCGCGATGAAAAGGGCCTCGGACAAGGAGTTTGACGCAGCCTGGAAGAAGGCTCAGGAGAAAGCATGACCACCGACGACGTCATCAATCTGCACAAGGAACTCTGCCAACAGGCTCAGAACTTGATGCGCGCCAAGCAAAGTGACTACACAAATGGAATGGATCAGCCGTTCCGCAATTTTCAGTTGGGTCCCTCCATGGGTGTGGGTACGGTGCCAGAAGGCATCTTCACTCGATTTTTGGACAAGGTCTCGCGTCTTAGTACCTTCTTGTCCAAGGGACGATTCGAGGTAAATGAATCCGTTTCGGACACCATCGTCGACGGGATCAACTACTTGGTTCTACTCTATGCATCGGTTATCTTGGAGGAACGAAGGAAGTCCCCCCACGATGCCCACCAAATCGAACAAGTTTGCCCCCGGCCAGATCTGGACACTCGCAATGCAGACGGGGACTTTTGCCTCAGTAGTGGTGGGTGTCATCATGATCCCCGTCGAAGTCGGACGAAGAGATCAGATTTTGACCCACCAGCAGCAGACCGTGGAGGAACTCCGGGGTGTGGTAAGTGACCTGGTGAAGACGACCATCAACCTGACCGGGACCGACAGGGTGCACGATAGGGACCTGGAGGATCTTCGCGTCAGGCTAGAGAGGCTTGAGGCGAAGCGTGGCTGACCAAGATACAAACTGGACATGGAACTTCTCGGGGCCCACGACCATGTCGAAGGCCCAGTCCCGCGCCATCCTCCCCAAGGAGGTTGCCTGGGACCTGATTGGCTTTGACGGTAACGAGACGGGCTGCCTCCGTACCCACCCTGGCTTCAAGCGTTTGACCGGAGATGGGGCAACGTCCCAACAAAGAGATGGGGGGACGTTCCAACCCGCCACGCTGGCAAACGTCCGTGGCTTCTGGCCGGTAACTGTTCTGACCAGCAGTAGCACCTATCTCTGGGGGTATGTCTGGGCAGAGTACACCACTGCTGCAAGCGGAACGATTACGTTCTACGCCAAGCTACACGACGGCACTACGTGGATTGAACCCAACGTAACTGGCGATAGGACGATTACCACCATCACCGGGGTCTCTGACACCACTGAAATTGATGTTGAGTGCAGTGGTCGGTTCATGTATTTCTTCGTCCGGGGTGGCACCCCAAAGTTGGCATCATTTGTCATCGTGTCCTCCAAGTGGAGTGTTAGCAACACGACCCCCTTTGCGGCTGTTGTGACCATGGGTCCAGGCAATCCCCCCACCGCAACCAATACTGATGCTGTTATTCAAGACTTGGACGGCACAAACTCGTCACGATTTGACTTTGCAGTCTATGGAGAATCTGGATCAACCGTTAATGTAAATCCAGTCGCAGGATCTTACGCCACTGGAAACTACACGTTTGCAGTTCAGTTTATGAGCACAGACACGGGCCGTAAGTCTGCAATTTCCAATACGACAACCTTTAAAGTTACGTCGTCGTCAGATCAATATCTCAAGTTTAAGGTTGGACAGTTTCGTACCGGCTACAACCGAGCCCTGATCTACCGCACTGTCAACTTGGGTACGGGCACTGGCGGCTCCAATCTTTATGGATCAGGCACGCTGCATTTGGAGCGCGTCGTTGATATCACATCAGCCTCCAACTACTCAACAAGTAGTGTCAACAATGAGTTTGGCGTTTCCTTGACTGATACGCAGTTGGTATATCAAGACGTGTATATCGACAAGACGCGCGCAGACAAGACCGGACCCAAGGGTGGAGTGGCCCAGTTCCTTTCGAACATGTTGTTCGTGTCACGTATTAGTGATGCCAGTCCTAGTGATGCAATCCCCACTACGACCACCAGCATTACGCCTGAGTACCCCCCACGATCGTTGGGTGACATGCGGTGGAGTTCCACGACCGAACTGGTTGCTGAAAACTTCCCCCCATCGAATCGCTGGGTGCCGCAGACGCCAGCCAATGAGGTCATTGGCATGCGTCAGGTTGGCAACTACATGATGGGATTCAGCACGGATCGCATCTACCGAATGGGTCGACAGGGTGCTCTTGTGCGGGTGGAGGAGGGCCATCTTGGTTATGGGCTCGTGGGTCCCTATGCGCTTGAGACTGTTGGGACTACGGTCTACTTCGTGTCTGGTAGTGGTCTCAAGGCCGTCTCCATGGATGGGGCCATTGAGGACGTCACTGCCCTAGACAATCTGGTCAACGTGGATTGGTCGTCAACCAAGTCCAGTATCCAGCTTGCATATGACGCTAGAGGTCAGTGCATGAGCATCGTGAATCCTGACACTGGAGCAGGTACGGCTAATGGCTATGCTGCCATCCTGTGGTTTGGTACGAACCGCATTACGCAGCTCATCGACCTCCCCTTCCGCTATGCCAAGACCGGCAACGTGCAAGTGGGTTCCTATCTGGAACGTCGGGCTCTGTTCGTGAAGCGCGACTCCACTACCACGTTTGGCGTGTACATCGTGGATCACGAGCGTACTGGCGGAGGCAACAAGAACCTCTGTGGGGGGACCGCTCAAAACCCTGCTGTGACTGGTACAGCCCCAACCGTTGATGCTACTGAGTATGACTGCAAGGCTTACCAGTGGTCCTCTGTGGGGGGCTCAGACGAAACCGCATCTGCTGGCAATGGAAGCGTCCAGACCTATCAATCTAACTGGGCTACCAACATTGCAACTAACCGGTACGTGTCGTTTGCGCCCATTGTGCAGCGGTGGGTGGGTGGCAATCTGGGCATGCAGGTGCAGCCGGGTATGCCAGAGTTCAAGGACTTCTTCCGCATGAAGCAGGTATCCTCTGCTGCCCCTTACTACGAACTGGTGGGTACTACCCCCACTGTGGGTACTTGGTGGACCCTGCTTTATAGGGGCGCAGAGACTGCACCCTATATCTCTGGTAGGCCGTTGGATCGTAATGGCAACATCCAAGTCGTATCGAATGGCTCTGGTGTCTCGGCATCCAACTCGCCCATCCGAAAGCATGGTGCCGTGTGGTCTACCCTGAGCCCGGGATTTGAGTGTCATATTGCGGGCGTGGATATGCGTCTGCTTGCGTTCTCGCTGACTGGACGGATACTGGACACCGATCGGAGATTCAACTAATGAGCGCCTTTGGCCAACCCCAAAACCAGATGTTTGCGTTCCAGCAGCCTGCTATGCAGATGCCCAACATCCAGCAGTTTATGCCGGAGTTTGAGCCTACGTACCGGCCAATGGGCCTTGGCGCATTCCAGCGGAATCCCTTTCAGGGTCCCTCCGTTCCTCAGATGTGGGGGGGCATGGTCTCGGACTACAACCTGGCCAACCAGCTGAACCAGGCAAACTTTGCCCGCAACCAGCAGGCAGCTGACATGTTCCTCGCCGCCAGTAATCAGGCCACAGGGAATATTCTTTCCAACGCGGTGCCTGCGCTGCAGACTGCATTTGGATTCCAGCAGCAGGGCCAGCAGCAGGCAGGTCAGGACTATCAGCGGTATCTGGATGACGTTGCTCGCACTCGTCAGGAGATGGCTGATGTGCAGCAGCGCGTTGGAGCAGAGTACGACAGGGCTTTGGAGCAGGCTGGTCAGGGCTATACGGCTGTGGCATCTGACATGGCGCAAGCCATTGCCCGTCGAAAGGCTGCTGACGAAGAGCAGATGATGGGAGAGATTGGTTCCTTCCTTGGCACTGAGGGCCAGTTGGAGGAAGCCAAGCGCCAGCGTGCTTCCAGCTATGACCGTGAGATGTTCGGCACCTTGGCTGGTATTCAGGCCCAGACTTCTAAGGAGAAGTCGGACATCATGCAGCGCAAGGGCGACGTCTTTGCCAATCTTGGCACGGCGATGTCTAACCTCTCTGCTAGTCTGGCCAAGACCACCTTTGATGTGGGTGAGCGTCGCAACTCATGGAATGAGTTTGGTGCGCAGCTTGGCCAGGCTTCCGCCCAGCTTATGGGTAGTCTCTCAACAACCGTTGCTGAATTGAACCAGCGTGGCTATAGCCAATACGCTTCCATGATTCAGAACAACCCAGTCATGGGCGTGATGATGACGCCCACCCTGATGGCAATGGCCGATGCTGCCCGCGTCTACGGTGGCCCTGGTGAGGTCATCTACCCACAGGGTGGATATGGACTGGGTGGCGGTATCTACGGTAGTGGCCAACGTGTTCCGCGACTCCAGTCAGATGGTACGTACCGCATTCGATAAGGACTAAACCATGTCGCAGATGAATCCCTACATGACCAATCCGAATGCCGAGCTGTATGCCATGCTCGGTCAGCGGGCCGCCAACTTGGACCGCCAGGGAGGTGGCGTTAGCGCAGGGGCGGGCATTGAGTTTGATCTGCTTGACAAGCAGTCTGCACTTGCAGAGCTGGCTGCCACTCGCAGTGAAGACCGTGAAGGTCGGGCACGAGCTCTTGACGCCATCACCCGACGAGGCGAGATGCAGAGCCAGGAAGAGTTCATGCTTCGAATGGCTGAGCGTCAGAAGCAGCTGATGTTTGAGGAGCAGGATCTGGAGTTGGAGTTGGCTAGTGCCGATGCCGACAGCCGAGACGCCCTGCTCGCTCAGTTGGTTGAGAAGCAGAAGACCCTTTTGGACTTCAACAATCGTAAACTTTCAGCAGAAGCCGAGATGGCACGTCGTAGTCCCGAGATGGCCAAGGCTTATAGCCAGCGTCTTTCTCAAGTGTCTCAAACTGCAGAGGGCCTTTCAGAGTTCAAGAAGCAGTTTGCTGGAACCTTGAACGCTGAGACTACCCTTGCCAACTTCTTGGCCAACCCCAACAAGGGTGGCTTTCGTGCACAAGCCCCCATTGGATCGGTGCTAGGTGGTATTGCGTCTGGTTTTGAGTCAATACGCGATGTGTTTTCAAGTACTAAAGTAGATGAAACAGGACTTGCAACTGCCGGTAGGAGTCTTGGTGCAGGTGGGGCCGACATGTTGGCGGCAGCCATGCAGTCTCAAGGCCTGAACGAAGCAATTAAAAGTCAGGGCTTTGAGGATCTTTATGCTTTGGTTGGCGCATCTAGTGAGCTAGATGGTAGGGGACTTGTTCAATATGATGACAAGGGAAACATCATTACTCAGTCTGCTGGTCTTCGCGCCAATGCTGGGTCTGCAGATAAATTTTCTAACAGCGTCCTTGCTGATCTAGTTATCACTGGCCTTTCCAACTCCGGTACTAATTTGGACATGAACAAAGCAACTCCTGCCATGACCAAGTTGATTGGCGAGTTGAATGACATCTCTCGAAGTAGTGTGCCCATGAAGGCAGCAGATGTGGCTGCCCGACTCAAGCCTTTGATTGACAGTGCGGCTGTCGACATCTTTGGGGAGGCTGCTGAGGCATCTGCCCCGAAGCTTCTTGAAGTTCTTGATGAAACCTTCAAGGCAGCAAGTAAGCAAGCAGGAAAGTACTCTGGGTCCATTCTTCAGGATGGCAACATCACAGCACAGAGCATCCAAAATGCGGCCCTTGGAAAGGCCCTTGAGCGTGCTGCTGCCTTGTCTCACACCTTGAAGGCGGGCACCAAGAACCAGTATCTGACCTCAGAAGCATTGAGTCGCGTGATTGGTGCAGCCAAGACGGAGTCCCTGGTTGATCCAATCACGGGGCAGGTCAACTATGGAATCCTGAATCTTGACCCCACCACCGAGATGGGTGCCCAGATCCGATCGGCCCTGGGCTCCAAGACTGTAGGTGAGCTTGAGGACTTCCTTGGGTTTGTGCGTAGCAGCAAGGCTGGTGAAGCAAGTCTTACCCGTGAGAAGGGCCTGTCTGAACTCTCCATGATGCAGGACATTCTGAGGGGTCAGGCTGAGGCTCAGCGGCGTGGCATTGCCAACAGACGCGAAATCATTGCTGCAAAGCGAAAGCCCGCCAAGAAGAAGTGACCATGGTGAACTGGCGCTTGCTTAGCGCAGACATCTGCCGCGACCACGCCGCCGACGGGAAGGCCCGGCTATCCCTCGGCCGGCACCTTGAGTACGACACCCGTACCGACCTCCCCGTCCTCAACCTCACCCCCCTCCCCCTCGTCGTGGGGGGACCTTACCTTCGCCCGAAGCAGGTGCGGGCCTGGTTCTGGGAGGTCCGTCACCTCCGTGCCATGCACCGCCCCTGGTCTATGCTGGTTTCCAACTACGACCCCATTGAGCGGGTATCGACTCTCCACATTGGTACCATTACACTACCTGATGTGGTGGATCGGTATGTCCGCATGTGGCGGGGCCGCACCCATCGCTTCAACCCCATGGTGCTCTAACAATGGCTGCTCCAGTTGCTACAGGTTTGATTGCCAAACTTATTGCTGGGCTTACATCAGCCGGCAAGGTAGCCGGTGGTGCTGCTATTGGTGGTTTGGCTGGTGCCCTACCCTTTATGCTTCTGACCGGTGATGGGGGGCAGGAGGGTCCCCCCACGGATCTGGTGGGTGCGTCGGGTGGAGAGGGCGGAGAGGACATCATGTCCTTGCTGCAGATGCTGCAGGGACAGGCTGGGAACAATCGCAATCAGTTGCGAGAAGACTTGGCTAGCACGCAGGGCATGCTCAGCATGCTGGATCGACGAGAGCTCATGTCTCGTGCGCCATCGTCTTTGGGTGTGGCAGATGATCTGGAGACCATCATTCGTGGTAATGAGGATCTGCTGGGCAAGATTGCTTACAGTGAACCCCTGAGCATGGCCCAAGCCTACGCAATGAAGGGACTGTATATGCCTCCGCCCCAGCCTAGCTTCTCATTCCGAGGACTGCTGTAATGGCCGAAGAGAAACCGAACTACCGCAAGATCCTTGAAGATATTCTTCGAGATCCGAAGGGCACTACTGGGTTTGCAACGATCAGCAAGAAGCTTCGTGACCTTGTGGAGTTGGCTCTTCGATCTGGGGATGAAGATCAGATTCGCCAACTGGTAGAGACTAAATTTGATTATGTTCTTAGGGGTGAAAAGCCTGAGGCCGCCTCTGAACCTGAACCCAAGAAGCCAGCTACTTCTGAAACCAAGGCTGAACCCAAGGCAGCTGACCCGACAGATGAACCCGAGTCCATCAAGAAGTTGGCGGGTCGTGGCGTACGCTCAACGCCTGGTCGACCTCGAATTCGCACCCGTCCGGCTCGGGAGCTAGACGCTCCTGCTGAACCTAAGAAGCCGGCTGAAACTAAACCCAGTGACGAGGCACCAAAGGGTAAGCCAACGCCCCCACCAGCACCTACTGCAACACCAAAGGGTGGACCTACTCGAACCAGGCCGGCTCGTGAACTTACAAAGCGAGAAGGCGGCCTGTCTCCTACCGATTTGAGATCGCCCGAGGAGCCAACTCCCACGCCTGCTGCACCTACTCCTACTGCACCGGCTCCTACACCGAAGCCAAGTCGTAGGGACAGCCCCACATTCAAGCGACGCATGGATCGTCTACGTGCCGCAGCCGGTGCAAAGACAAAAGGCACTTTAGGGCTTATGGCTCTTGGTGGTTTGGCTGGTGTCGGACTTAGACTTCTAACAAAAAAGGCTCCACCAGACCTTTCGCAGATCCGAGAGGAAGAAACGATTTCAAGGCAGCGATCTGCTAGTGCTCGTATTGCACAGTTGCTGGAGCAGGCACGCATGGAGCGGACCCTCGCTCAGAACCAAGCCCGCCTTGCACAGGCTAACCCCACCCTCTACACTTCCGTCATGGCTGGGCGAAAGGTGCCCACCGGTGCCGTAGTGCTGGGCGGTAGGCCACGTACGGATCTGATGAGAGAACTGGCAGCGTCGATGGACAGCGGCGCGTTCCAGAAGAGAGACCCCCTGTCCGATCTGATGGGATAACCCAATGCCGAACGTCCTTCCCGCTGAGCAGTACCCCGATTACTTCCAGATCGTTACTGCTGCCATCAACCACAACCTTGAAGCTGCTAGTACTTTTGTCATCCCAGTGATGTATGTGGAGTCGCGTGGCAATGGAAGTGGCATCGTGATTGACAGTATTGCCATCGGAATTAACACTGTTGAAGGGGCTGCTGAAACTGTTGAAGTCGTGCACGCTACGACTGTGCAGGCCACTTCTGGCTTTACATCAGTGCAGACTTCAACGACTTCGGTCAATGCTCTTGGTACCACTCTTCCAACTATCAACACCTCCAATAACTTTGTGCCTGCCGGCAGTTGGATTCTGTTGAAGTTTGATGCTGCTCAGGGTGCCGTGCACGGCGCCGTGACCATCCGTTTCCGCAGTCGTCTTGCTTAATAGGAAAAACCACAAATGCCTGCATCACGAATTGCCAACTTCCCACATCTAAGTAGTGTGCGACCCCTGGTCTCGTCGCACTATCCGCCGGAGTACCACTCTTTTATGTACTCCGCAGACATGGGCAAGCTTCCCCGCTCAAATGCGCAGGTGGAAAACTACATGTTCTACAATAGCAGCAATGCTAGTTGGACTTGCGTGATGCCCATTATGTTGGTGAGCCGCACAACCATTATTGACTCAGCAGCCATTTGTCTTATTGGCTCTGGTATCAACAATGATGGAAACTACGCACCAATAAATGGTGCTATGTTTAACTACGTGTGGTTTACTCCAAATGGAACATCTGTGACATACGCTGCTGGAACTGTCTCTACAGGCGTCACCGCTGCTGCTACTGCTACCGCAACTTGGACAGCTGGTTCAAAGACAGTCACATTAACAAGTGTTTCAGGGACTCCAACGACTGGACAAACTTTGTCCTTGAGTTCGCTACCTTCATCATCGGACTCTGCAAGTAGGGCTACGCCACATGGTTTTGGTGTCGTGACTTACACTGGAGGCGGGTCTCCAAGTGTTACCCTTTCTCATGCACCAACTGCAAGTGGAAGTGGGGCGGTTGGATTTTGGAATCGTCGGCCTCTTGCAGACTTGAATCAGGTAGTTTACTGCAACGCAGATAATGTGCCATATACCGTGTATGGTGGTGGCGATTTTGTTTCTGGTGGAACTGTAGATGAGGGTGGCTTTTCCCTGACTTACCCAACTTACGACACAGCCGCAAGCACTGATCTTTTGGGTCCAGAAGCTTTTGCCGATGCGTCACCCCCATACATGGACTTTCCTGCAAGTGGAGAAAGTTGGGGGGCATCCGCATCATATACCATTGTTAACAACTGCTGTGTTGTTGACAAATCTGGTGGTGGCGATAGGGGACAAGGCAAAGCCCTTGGACTTATGATGAACATGGGCTTTGGAAATATCTCACCTGCTGAAGTTCGAGATCGTTTGCAAGCCGTTCGTCTTCTTGTTACCATCCGCCATCGTAGTTCCACTACTGGTGGTAAGGGTGGGTAAAAGAAAGGAGGATGTCATGAAGAAGAAGGGCCCGAAGAAGGGCGGCTACTGCCGCTGATGTACTGAACCCCCGGAACGGGCCCCGGTCGCTGAGAAATCGCACCGGGGCCTTTTCATTATGCAAAGCAAGCCCAACATCAAAGTGGATGAAGAAGGCCTTCCTGATTGGGAGCCGGTTTCTTTCTACGATGCTCCCGCAACAATCTTGACCCAGCTCTTTGATGGGGAAGGATCTTTGGGCCGGGCAGTTCGAACGCTTGTGGAAGAGGAGTCGCTTAGCCCACGAGAGCGTGACTCCTTTGTTCAACGGATCAAGAAGCAGTACGGTGGCAACGCACTGGTCGATACCACTATTGACCTAGCAACGAACCCACTTATCTGGTTGCTTATGATGACCAGTCCTGTGACTCGCAAGCAGTTTGCGAAAGCGGGGGGACGCGCACTGGCTGGTGCTAGTGAGGTTGGGAAGGTAGGCCGTAAGTTTGTGGACGGTCTACGCCACATGAACCTGTTGGGTTCCGCATTCATGAATGAGCATGGGCTGACCTCTCGAGTCATCAACCACCTTACAAATCGCAAGCGAGAGTTGATGGAGCGCATGCACGAACTGGGTGGTGCGGAGCGCGCTGCAATGCTCGAGCACATTGGCCGAGTAGTTGGTTCGCCTGTGGATGACTTTGACCACACCCGCTTTTCTGGTGTGAAGTACCAGAAGCTCAGCCTGCTCAACAAGATTACAGCGGCAATGCAGGGTGGCTTGTTTGAAGACGACGCTATTCCCACCACGTTTGTTAGAAGTATGACCCGCGTGGCCACAGTCCAAGACTCTGCTGGTAATGCGTCTGTTCGCATTCTTCCGGCCATCCCCGACAAGACAGCGCACTTGAAGTACAAGCAGGGAGCCAAGGTTACGTTTGCTGACTCGGATGAAGAGTTTGAAATTATTGACGAGCCCATCGTCACAAACAGCCAAGCCAACCACAAGGCGGCTCGGGAGAAGCTTGGCAAAGATCTTCCCCATATCACTGTGGAGGCGGTTGAGGTTCCACCCGAAGGGCGTCTCCCCATGACTCGGGCCCAAGCCATGAGCGTCTTGGCCAATGAGGGCTTTGATCCAAACCTGGTGGTGCGCTACGTGGAAAGCCGGGTGCGTCAGCAGAAGGACCTTATTACCAAGGCCATGGGTGAGATGGTGGAAACAGATGCCGGCCCTCGTGTCCGCGTCAACACCGAGAAGATCCTCAAGATGCTGCAGCAGCACAAGGCTGAGGGCGGCTCGTTTATCCCCTCAACAGCTGAAGAGCAAGCCATCATGGAACTCGTGGGGGGAACTAGCGAGAACCTGCTTCCCGATTGGGTCATTGACGCGGTGCGTGACAACACCATGAACAAGAAGACGTTGACCAATCTTGTTCGCGAACTCTACGAGACTCAGATCAATAACCCACACTACGCCCCTCGTAGCATTGCCAATCAGTACACCAAGGCGCAGGACAACTTGGGTGTTCGTGTGGAGCCCTATGATGTCATTGGTGTGGGTGACGAGAAGGGCAAGGCCCTTAAGGTACGTTCCGCTGCTTTGATCCGAGACCGGGAAGACGTCTTGTTGGATCCGGGTGATCTGCAGGAGATCTACCAGTCAGCACGTGGATTCCTGTCTGATGACCAGGCAGAGATGTTTCAGAATCGGATTGAGCGCACCCGCTTTATCCTGAACCAGAAGCTGGACCAGAACAAGATCATGTCCACCCTGCCACTTGACTTTGAGCGGGCTGGCCGTGCATACGAGCAGAAGATGATGGGGCACATCATGCTGTATGGCGATGATGTGCCCGAATTTCTCAACGCCGAGTTGGAAACCGTCAAGAGGTCACCAAAGAAGCTGGACCTGACTGACCGAACCTACTTTGAACTGGATGAGCCTGACAAGTTCCGGCGTGACACCTATAGGATGCTGGGTATCACTGAGGAGCGTTTGGAGCGCATTGCCTTTGGCGATGCCACCTACCCACCAGAGATCAAGTTTGACTCTGCATCTCGTGTGTACCGCCAGAAGATTGCCAACATCCAAGACCAGTTGGATGCGGGAGTTTCCAGCGAAGCCCAACTAATTCGGTTGGAGCAACTCAAAGCCAAGTACGAGCGTGAGCGTGACTTTATCCGGGAGTATCGAGACCCATTCGTCTCTGCCCGCAAGCCTTCAAACATTCGGGAACTTCTGTCGGTTCTTCTGCCTCGAGAGAACCAGCACACCAATGAACTCATGCAGGATTTCATTATCCCGCGTGTGTTTGGCGGGGCCCAGGGCAAGCACCTTGTTGCCATGACGGCACTGCAATCTACACGCAGTGCGATGCAGACCTTCGTGAACAGTCGTGTTGGCAAGTTCTTTGAAGAGACCGGCGGACCACTTGGTCAGCTCTACGAAAAGGCCAAGTCCTTTGCAGAACGCCCTGTGTACCTGCAGGACGCTTCTAACCTATCTCGAAACACGGCTGGCTATCTGTACGCCAACCACCTGTCCGGCCTGATGACCGGCGTCTACAACGCCATGCAGCCCTTTACTTGGGGTGCCACATGGCTGGGGGTTCCTGAGATCTTGGCGGCCATGCCAAAGGCTGTGCGTCAGGTCATGGCCTACAAAGCAGACCGAGTGAAGTACGGCGTGGTGATGGATCCAGAGCAGCGCCGCAAGCTTTGGAAGAAGCACGTTCGTCTTGCTGACTTTGACGGACGAGATCTGACGATGATGGACGATGGCGTTCTCTCGTCATACGACTCCGCCATTCTTTCCAGCCCCATCCAGACAAAGCCTGGACTGCTGCGAACTGTGTTCATGGAACTGCCACTCAAGCTGTTCCAGACGATTGAACAGGTCAACCGTGTGGCTATGGCTGAAGCTGGCATCTCCTTCGTGAACAAGAACAACTTGGCTGCCGGCATTCGTCGCACCTCTGCAGAGATTGCAGATGAAGTGCAGACCATTCAGTCGATGTCCAACTTTGCTCCTCAGTTGACGACTCGACCCCGTCTGTTGATGGATCCCAAGACTGGTGCCGGCCTGCTGGCCAACCCATCAATGGGCATGCTCTTGCAGTTCCCGCTGCGTTTTGCAACGACGCCAATCACGGCGGGTGCAGTCTATGGCGGCAAGCGAAGCTTTGGTCTTCAGAAGTTTGGTGGCCCTGAGTTTGGTGAGATCCCAGCCCAGGTCGGAGATGTGCTTCGAGTACTCGGTATCAGTGCAGCCATCTACGAAATGGGTAAGAACCTCATGGGCGTTGACCTCTCGCCCGGCCTGAGCGCTGCTGCCCTTGGTGGGTTTGCCCAGTCTGTGGGCGGTGGTTGGCTTCCCGTCCCAGTGGACATTGCCACGGGAATCGTGGGGGGACTGCTCGAACAGGATCGTGAGCAGATTCGTCGTCAACTTTTCCGCCTTGCTCCAGCCGGCATCCCACTATCCAAGGCTCTTGGGGCCCTGCCCCCCATTCCAGGTGGTGGACCTTTTGGTTTGCTGCAATCCCAGTACGCGGACTGGTCCAATCCAAATGAGCAGGGAATGATCCCGGTCTACAAGGACGACGGGACACTACAGTCCTTCTCGTCGCCGCTTGAGCTGGTGATGCGTGGAGTTGGGTTCAACCCGCAGAAGTTCCAGTCCCCTGAGGCAGCTACCAAGTTCCTCTTGGCAAACCGTCGTCAGATTGTGGACCTGAAGCGAAAGTACAAGGATGCAGTGTTGGCCAACAACATGCCCCTGGCCACTCAGATTGAGGGCGAGTACCGCACCCGATTTGGCGTGAGCATGACTGTGAAGCCAACTGAATGGGATCAGGCCATCAAGTTGCGTGAAGTCAGTGTCAGCGAACGAATGGTTGATACGCTGCCTGGTGAGGTGCGTGGTGCATTCCAGCAAGCACTTGCCTCAGACCCCATGGCTTCTCGCATGGGCCTGCCTGAGGGTGGTCTGTATGCTGGTGAGACAGCACGACAGCGTGAATCAATCCGCGGATTCAATGTCGATGTCTTCGCTCCCAATGAGGGGGACTAACGGCAGGTTCTTGTTATCCCACGCACCCATGGCGTAGGACACAACTTCCTCTGCTCGAAGACGCTCTACCCAGTGCATGAATGAGGATCCACGGTCGGGCTCATCCGGCTGCTCCTCACGCCACCGTCGGTACAGCATGAACACCGTGCTGAGAATCAATCCAGCTTCCTCTACCCGCAGAGTGTGAAGGGACTCCAGTACCCGGATGCGCTCGGCGAACCGGTTGACCATGCGCTCGAGCATGTCGGCGTGGGCCTGAAGTTCACCCTTCTTCTGGGAGGGGCGAGCCGGTGACCGGGGCCCTCCGTTCACTCGGTGGCGGTAGCTCATATTTTGTACCAGAATTGGAATTTGTGGCCGTCAGGGGTGGCCCTAGCCGACCACTGAACAGACCGGGGGGAAAGTTTGAGAGCTGAACCCAAGACGCCGTCCATGGCGTCCCGGATTCGAGCTGGTATCTGGAAGGTCGCAACTCGCCAGAAGCCCCCTTCCAGAAAGGCAGTAAAGTCCAGATCCCCCGCCAGACGCACTAGCGTGCCCTTGGAGGGCTCCGAGACATCTAACCACCCCTCCACCGCCTTGGAGGAGGGGGCCCCGTGGAGGGCATCCCAGCCCGCCACAAGCCATTGGGAGCGTCCCCCCAGCGAGTGGGTGGTTTCCCATAGGTCGAGGGAGCATCGGGACCGGCGTAGCCCCCGACGGGGGGACACAGGGCCGGGGGGCAGGGGGCAGGACTTGGCCGTCCGCATGGTGGTCCAGAATCTAACAGCTCTGGGGATTCTTGCGTCGGGCCTTACCAGTTGAATGTGGGCCATGCCGTTTCCAGCATGGACCCACCTAGCAGAAGCCCCCTGGACACCGGGCAGGTAATCCAGGGGGCGATCGTGGGGGGACGATTGTTCGCCATGGTAGTGACTGCTTCCCACGGGGCAAGTCATGGCGTCGAGATCAGGCGAGGCTGAGCGGCGACACCAGGAACTCCTTGAAGTACTTGGTGCCGGGCTTGACCTTGGACTCGTCGTAACGGGCGCGCAGCTTGACCGGGATCACGTTGCCGTTGTTGATCCGCTCCTGAATGGTCTGCATAGCCATCTGCAGATTCTCAGGACGACGGCCCAGCAGAGTGGTCAGGTGACCCTTGATGCGCTCCAGCTCGATGCGGTTGCGGGTCTTGGCACCCTCATCCGTCAGCTGAGTCGGGTCGCTCGGCAGGTTGAACCGGGCTCCAGTAAAGCTGCGAGGCTCGGGGCTGCCAGGATCCTCGACCATCTGGTACTGAAAGGTGATGTCGATGGACGGAAAGACCTGCCCGTCCTTCTGCTTGAAGTCACCCTCCTCGATGGTCATGCCGGTCACGAGGACCGCATGGTCGCCAGCATCGGGACGCCAGCCTGCGCCGGAGCCCTCGGTGTTGGCCTCGACGGAGGCGAAGCTGTTGTTGTACGCGGCGAACATGGTCGACTTGATGTTGCTCATAGTGAGCCTTTCGTAAAAGGAGTTGAAAATGGAGTGAGACACGGAACGAAGTAAATTGGAAGGCGGAGGTGGGACACCGTCGAGGGCCCACCCCCACCCTTCCGGGGGATCGTCGTCAGGGGACCAAGGGAGATTGTAAACTCCCATCACCTGTCACCAGGCATGTTAGCAAAATCAGGCTGTGCAACCATGTAATGCTTATTACGACCATTGGTTTATCCCCTGACGTGCACAGCAAATTACGGAGTGTTGGCGGTCTTGTACGCCTCCTCGAACAGAACCCAAGGTTCTGCTGCACCAGTCACGTCGATGTCGGGCATCGGCTTCAGGGTGCGGGTACGGATCAAGCGCAGGTAGCGTGGATCACGGAACGCAATGGTGCGAGTGATCGTCTGCTTGGACACAGTGCGATTCTGTGTCACCTGCTTCCCGGCCACGGTAACGACTGTAGGTTCCACGATGGTCGTCTCTCGAACCTCTGAGCGCATGGGGGCGATGATCTCGACCACCTTGGACAGTCGCTCCCGCAGACCGGGAGGCAGGGACAGATAGTGCTCTTCAACCTTGGAGCCTTCGCCGATCTCCACCCAGTCACGAGACAGGTGGGCCAGCAGCCAGACGCCGTAGCCGTGCGAGCGAAGTCTATGGGCCACATCAATCACTGTGTCGTACAGACGCTCCCACGCAGCGGGGCCGTGTGCCTGCTCGAACAGTTCCTTGCCCATCTGACGTGCGACCCACGGCTTCAGCAGACGAAGCATGGGGATCATGGTGTCGATCACGACCATCGAGGGCCGCTCGTCACCGTTCTTGGCCATGTCGCACAACTGCTTGATCTTGGCCTCGACGTGATCCCACGTCATGATGAGCGGCTTGCCATCCACATCAATCGGTCGACCATCAGCACCGATGCCTGGCCACACAACGCACTTGGCGTGGGGGGACACCGTGGACGAGAGGTCGAGGTTAATGATGAATGCGTCGGGGCAGGACTGGAACAGATAAGACTTGCCACTGTTCTGCTCACCAACAATCATGCCGAACAGGTTGCGAAGAGAGTAAAGACCGGGGCCTCCTTGGAAGCCGAGGTTCTTGTATGCGCGCACCGGCGGAACGGCCGATGCAGTTGTCTGATGAATGCTCACTAGATTCCTCCTGAGTTGCGTGCAATCTCACCGAAAGCGTCACCGAATCCCCGCGACGGGCGGAAATCAAAAGTTTCTTCGTTGTCGAACTTGACATCCTCTTCCCCCACATCCGGGCGGGGGCCGACCCCGGCCCCGCCCGGGGTGGGGGCAGGGGCAAGGCCATCAATCTGGACTGTCTTGCGGAACGAGATCTCAAGGATCTCCAGCCACGCATTGAACGTGGAGAACGACACGGTGCTTCCCGTTTCCTTGCGGAATGCACTATGAAGCGATGACTTGTTAGTGATGTTCCCCCCACTGACAAGCTTGGCCAGCATGGGTTTGATGATGGTAAACAGGATGTCGGGCAGGAGGGTGCCGAACTCACTCTTCTGAGTTCGACCCTCAGGGTACGGATCATTGGGCATTGACAGGCTCCTGAATGGTGTCACGATCGACCACGACAAACCCTTCTTGTAGGACAATGTCGGGCCACTCCGAAACTGGACGCAGCACAAACGGCGCGTATGTGTCCAGTGTACCAGATCCGTGGACTTCTGTGGGCCACGGATATTCATGTGGTTCCAGCGTGGCAATCCGCCACTTGTTCACGATGGCTAGCCGGGCCTCATACTGACCAACCCACTGGGCATCCTGCAGGGCAGTGCCACTTGTGAAGGAAAGGTCGACCACGGGTTCGGCCATGCGGTCGCCGGCAAGGTGGGCATAGTCCTTCTCGCCACGGTACCACTGGCGGCAGCGCTCGAGGTAGTTCTCCAACCGAGGTTCCCCGGTATAGACCTTCTCGTTGCGAGGCTCACCCTTCCGAGGTCCACTCTTGAGGGGCGTCGTGTCGAGGAAGTAGTCCCGATCAGCTTGGCTAAAGGAGATGGTGGGCTTGCGGACAATGGCATGCAGCATTCCACCCACAGTCACGTCTGAGGGCAGATCATACTGGGATTGCAGAGTGCCGCGGCACAGCATGTTGTGCAGGACGGACATGTAGTGCTGGGTCTGCGGCTCGATGGGGCAGGAGGCAGCGCGGATACGGGGGCTGATGGAGGTGGTCTTGTAGTCCACAATCCACAGGGAGTTCTGGGTCCGGTGGTACAGCAGCATGTCAGGCTGCATCACGCAGGGTACTGGCAGGGTGCGCTTGTCATCCAGCTGGATCTCCGTTTGTAGCTTGCATTCACGGCAGATGGGCACGAAGTTGGGATCGGACAGGAACTCATGCAGCGAGCGGTTGTTTGCGAGTGAGCCAGGGATGGGCAGGTCCTTGGCAGTCATGGCCCAGACCCATGCACAGTCGGCGTCCTGTTCCTCGGTTGCCAGGATCTCACGGGTGCGTTGGTCCCCGATTGCCAGCAGCTTGCAGATCTCGCGGATCTCATCCATGCGAGCTTCCAGCTTGGCACGGTACCGAACGTGGCTTTCATCACCCGTGAGTCCTGGTGTTAGAAGGATCTCAAGAGCAAGATGGAACCACGTGCCCTGCGAAAGGGCCGTGCTGTACCGCAGCGCTGGAACAAGGCCGAGCTTGCGGGTGAGGTAGTAATGGAAGGGCGAACCGATCGAACGGAAATCAGACGATCGAACAGGGGGGATCCGCTCAACCAGACCGTGCTGGGCGAGCAGATCGCGCGACCCCGTGGGGGTCGACCGGAACTCAGGCGGCATGTTGTTCTCCTAAAGAGGTTTATCCAGCAAAGAATCCACCCAGCATCACACGCGCATTGCTTACCGTAGCACTGGTACCGTTGGCGTCGGCGGCTGTGAACGTCCAAGCAAACGCATCAAGCACAGCACAAGTCATGCGAGTAATTCCATTCAAAGGAATCCCAGGGCTTACAGATGAAATGGATCCTGCTACAGCAGCCCCAGACGTATTCCAACTAGAAACGGTGGTGGTACTCATGTTTACAGGAATAATCGTGGTTGCAACGCCGGCATCAGTGCCATCAAGGTACTGATTGTACATTGCAACTTGATTTACAGCCGAACTGGCGCTTGTACTGTAAGTTGCAATGATCGTACCAGCTGCCAGATAGGTCCCCATAACTGGAACTGTTAGCGATGCTGCGTAGTTGGGAGCTGCACCTGTCACAATGCTATTTGGAAGTGCCTTATTGAAAGACTGTCCCACTGGCATGGAACCATACACCTGCAACTTACCTGCACCAGTGCTTGCAGTTGTGGTAACCCCAGTAATTGCACATGGACCAGCAGCGTCGCCTGAAGTAACAGTTGCAGTGCACACCCAGAATGGGACGAAGAACTTAGCGTCTGTGGGCACATCCACAGCAATCATATTGCTGTGGTTAGCTGCACCATCAGTGAGATCAGAATCCCAAATGGCCTCTGCAAAGACACCATTGGTTGCGGTGCCACGGTTAAGAGTGGCAAGGTTAGTGTTCAGGATGACGAAGTCACTGGCGCGATTTGGATTGGTCACGCTCGGTGCTGGGGTGTATGCTTCCTGAACTCGCTGGCGGCTGATCTCTGGCATCGGTTGGTTCCTCAGTAGGGTTAGCGGGCAGTATAGGGCACAGCGCGGCGTTGACCAAGAGGCGAGCTGCCCACTCAGCCACAGCCCTGCGTGCACTCATGCTGGTGTTTGGTAAGAGAATCAGACCAATGTTTCTTTCAAGCAGGATGCGGTGCAGGGAGTCCACTGCATTCCACGGGTCCGGCAGGTCTTTCGTAGGATTCATGGTCTCAAGGATGTTTCCCTCGAGCAGCAGGTAGGGATACAGGCAGGAACCCTTCAGCCGGTCCATGGCGGCCACGAACTTCCGCCGGCCGTCGGGTGTCAGACAGTTGCCGGCCACCTCAGCCAAGGACCCCTTGCGCTCAATCAGGCATCCAGCCTCGTGGCCCTTAAGCAGGTAGTCCCCAGTCTTGAGGGTGGCCTTCTCGATCTTGAGGCGGTACGTGCGTGAACTCCGGGAGAGAGCAGGCAGATCCGACCTGAGCGACGGAAGATGCTCAGGAAAGGGCAGCGGCTTCTTCTCCCTGGAGTCCACGACGATTGTGAGTTCGTTCTGCACCCCACCAGTCTAGCTAAAGTCGTACTCCAGCGGAACGGTATGTCCGTAATGGGACTGGAGCATGGCCCAGTAGCCGGTGTCCCGGACTTCCTCAATGTGGAACTTTAACTTCTGCTTTAGGGAATCCAGGTCCACTGAGGGGTGCACGTCGAGGTAGACCGCGTCGTAGATCTGGAGGAACATCTTGACGTGGGGGGACAACAGGGGGGCAAGGGCCCGCTGGATGGCGAGGAGGGTGTTGCCGGCCTGGGTCTGAATGGGGAAGTTGACGATCTCGTTGAGGTGCTCGGAGCTTCCCCCCACGAAGGTGCGGGACTGGCCGGTGAAGGGCAGGGTCAGGGATCCCTGGGCGTCGGCAGTGCGGATGAGGGATTGCTGCCAGGCGTGGAGTCCGGGGCGGGCGTCGGGTCGGGTCTCGGCCACCTCCTCGAAGAAGGACAGGGGCATGAGCTGGCCAGTCATCTCATGGACGGACATGCGCATCCGGAAGGGGGAGGCCAGGAAGAGGTCGGCGAAGTTCATAGTCTTGCCGACTTGACGTTCAACTTTCTTGAAGGTTGGTGCACTGAGGCAGGCTTTGCCGAAGAGTTGGATGGCCCGGTCAGTGTGGAGATCAAGGCCATCGTTGAAGGCGGCAAGCAGGGACTTGTCGCCGGAGCACAGAGCAGCAACTCGCAACTCGATCTGGGACAGGTCGAGAGACAGGATGGTACCGCCATGGAACCGGGACTTGATCGTTGCCTTGATCGTGGGGGGAAAGGTCTGGGCGCTGGGGTTCTTGCAGGTAATGCGGCCCTGGATAGTGCCACCCTCGGAACCGGAAGCGTCCTTGGAAGCGGAGGGTACTGGGTACCAGACTGGGAAGGCGAGCCCGTCAGCCTCGCCGGTATGTGGGAGTGGGAGAATGGTGGACGACTTGTCCTCGGGCTTGTTGCGCTTGCCGTGGAGCAGGGGCCAGATGTAGGTGGAGAGCATCTTCTGTGCCTGCTGATGAGCGGCTGCAGCTTCGAGGATTGCGATCTCCCTGGTGTCGGTGTCCCGGAGGAATCCACGGATCAGGTTCCGATTGGCGTCTGAGAAGGAGAAGGCTCGTGTCTTCTCCGTGAACTGAGCTAGGGGATGTGACAAGATGTCGACTCCTCGGGATGAGAGCAGACCATTTGTCACATTGAGGAACTCGGTCTTGCTCTTGGCAGAACCGGTGCCCTCGAGCTGGACGCCGTGGGATTCGGCCTTGGCCATGGCGTCGGATGCCTGGGTCAGGAGGGTGGACTGCAGGTTCTCCAAGTCCTTGCGGGACATGGGGATGCCGGCTTCGGACATGGTGATGATGGTCCACAGGCAGTCCGAGTAGTGGCGAATGCAGTAGGGCGAGAGCTTGTCCGTGCCAGGCCAGTCCAGCAGGATGCGACGGGCGAGTTCGGAGGAGGCGAGCAGGGTGTTGTGCGTGTCCTGGGCTGCGTAGTCTAGGAACTCAGGATCGTGGGGGGAACGGAACTTGCCGTCCTTGATGGTACGCTTGTAGGCATGAGTGCCGAGGACTGGTCCAAGGGATTTGAGCGATCGTTCTGGGCGCAGTTCCGAGTGGAGGTAGTTGAGGATGGACAGGTCGAACAGGGTCTTGCCGTACGGGGGCAGGGCGAACTGGAACCTGTGGTCACAGGCTCGCAGGAACTGCAGGTCAAAGGGCAGGTTCATGCCGAGGATGGCGTCAGCCCACGTGAGCCAACGGTGAAGAAGTACCCGGTCCTTCTCCTGGTCCATGTGCATGGTGAAGGTACAACAGGGCTTCGCCTGGTCTAGCGTGGTGGCCTTGTAGTTCTTGGTGCACGGGCACGAGTGAACTTCCGTGGTGATGGTGCACGTAAGAACCATGTTGTCACGTGATACGCCGTCGGTGATGAGTGCGCGTTGTGGGTGGAAGGCGGATTGGGAGGGGAGGACCTGGCCCTTGGAGTTGTGGGTGCACGCACCATACGTCTCGATGTCAAGCGAGATGAGCTTCATGCGTTGGGGTCCTTGTAGCCGTAGGCGATGAGGGCTGCACGTATCTTGCTCAGCGCCATCTGTTCGTGGTGTGTGACCTGGGCCTTGGTCAAGCCCAAGATCTCAGCCACTTCCTGCTGGGTACGGATGGGTGCAGTTGGAATGATGGCACGGTAGTCACCTCGTCGTGGCACGTTGACGAGGTACGTGCTGGGACGTGTTGCCTTGTGCATGGTCACTCGTCAAAGAAGTGCGTGGGTTCCGGTGCTTCTGGTGGATCGAAGTCAGGTT